TGCTGGATTCTTGCGTCGTAATCCCCCGATGTTAATTGCGTCGAGACCATTTCTTTTTGTTCTTTCCTGAGCGGTCCTGACACCAAACCGCATACATGTTCCATAATTCTGCCGCATCCCTAGCGGCATCCTTTGTGTCAAACTCGTCATCGATCGGTGGCAATCCGTTTGGCGGTACCGCGCCCCATAGTCTTGGGCCTATCGGTTTGCCCATCATAGTCTCAAGCTTGTACTTGCCGTTTGCCTGAACAACTCGCACCGGTGTCATCGTATCTCTTCCTCAAGCTTCTTAATGTCCGACTCAATCTGCGTCCTAAGCTTGCTCATATCGTTCGATTGTCCGGCGTAGTGAATCATGTATGCGTCATGGTAACGATTGAGACCGAAGTGCTGCTCGACGCTGGTCATGCAGTTGTAGACCGGGTCAAGTTCCTGAAGGTCCAGATCGCACAGATGCGCCATGATGTTCATCCATGTCTGCTCGGCAAAGTGATTGGGAAACAATCCGATGGGCGGCTGGGCGAAGATCCCGGCAACTTCTTTTGTCGCCACAAAGACCCCGGTGTTGACATAGAATCGCGGGTCGATCTTGTAACCAAAAGCTTTCGCTAGGGCAGCCATCCCCGGTTTTCGGTCGAGATATGACCCCTCGTCGAAAGCGCAGAACTTCTCGACATCCTTGGAGATATCCGGGCAGTCCAGCGCAACCAGCACATCAGCATCAAGGAAGGTGACGACATCGTAGCCCTTGGTCGTCATCAGGTGCGGGATAATCAGCTTGCTGTACTGCACCGGATGCGCCAGCGGCTTCTCGATGGAGATGAAGTCCTGTTCGTGCCTGCGGCAATACTCCTCCATGCGCGGCTTGGTAAGCTTGAGAACCTCCAGCCAATCGTCACCTAAAGCCTGAGTAAGTACGACCTTCTTCATACCATCTCGCAAAGCTGGTAGTCAGCTTCTTCCAGCAGGAGTTGCGTCGCAAACTCCTTAAGATTCTCATCATCCTTAATCTGTTTGCCGTCGATCATGACTTCGATCCTAGATAGATCTATGTCATAAGGCACGTCGGCCATATAATGTTCACGGTGGCCCTGCGGCCCGATGTCAACCCGGTGAGTCTTGTAGATCACGTCTGCAAAAGCCGTGGCCTCCTTGCCTCCCCAGATAAATGTTACGGTTATGTCCTCCAGTTTCTTCATAGTCTTGGTACCTCTTTCTTTACTTGCGCCCAAGTAAACAACGCGCGGACCAATGCCCTCTCGAGATGATCCGCTGCTGTTTCCCCGTTATTGTCCGGGCAAGGCGTTGACTTCTGCAACTGCAACATGGCTGTGGACAAGTGACGCATAGCGCGACCTATATGGTAATCATGCACCGGCTTGTCAACATTAAACCACTCTCCATAGGCGGATTTCTCCGAGCCTTTGCCCATAACCCGCCATACAATATCCTCTGCTGCTTTGCCAAGTTCTTCAATGGTGGGTGGTGTCATAGTTTCATCCCCGGTGGTGTGTATTGCTTTACCCAAGCCCATACTTTGAGTAAAGCAGAAAATGCTTGGTAGGCTTCGCAAATCTCCCGCTCGTCCCAGACCCTTGTGACAATCTTCTCTGGATCATTCGCGGCCAATACAATCGAAACGCAACCAACGCTGGTATCGCCCCACGCCATCCTGTACGCCGCCAACTGCGCAACGTCCGTCTCAAAAAACGGCTCATAGCGATCGTTGACCTTGCGGTTCTTTAGATCGATGATGCAGGTGCCGACACCATTAAGATCCACCAGCGCATCGCACCTGCCGGCATACCCCGCCCCGACCAGCGCACGCTCGCACCAGTGCGTCTTGGTCACATTCTCGGCCGCCCACTCTTTGAATGTTTTGATATAGGGCGCCATCCGCTCATCCTTGGAAGTCTCCTGACCCATAAGAATCTTTTCCATTTCCTCATGCATGCGGGTGCCATGCTCGGCCGCCTTGGTGGTCTGCTCCTTGGACGCCTTGATCACTCGCTTGGCGTAGCTCTCTAGCGATTCGTCCGGCTCCCTAGCGATATTGATGGACGCCAGCAGCACCTGCTCCATCTGCCAGTTGGTAAGCTGCGGTTTTGCCATCGCCGCCAGCACCGACGTCACGCTCGGGTAAAGCCCAAGCTTCCTTGCGTCGCCGACGGTTGTGTTGCGCTCCAGACCGGTCTTGCCAATGATTACATGAGCCGACTTGCCCTCGGCATTATACCAATGACCCGCTTGGTCCGTGAAGACCAAGCGGGTTTGGTTTGGCTCTTTCTGTGAAAAAGTAAGAGCCACTAGATTAGAACGGCATCTTTTCGCCGTTTACATCGGTCGCTTTCGCAACCGGTGCATTGCCGGCAAACTCCCGGGACTCGCGGATTTTGCCCTGCAACCATTCCGGCAACTTGGAAAAGTCACCGGACTCGCCTTGCTCGATCTCGTAATACACATGCTCGTTCTGCGTCTCCGACGGCGCCTTCATGCCCTTGGGCAATTTGGAAGCACCGGCAATGGCGCAGTAATTCCTGCCCTGCTGGCTTGTCTTGTGGACAAGGGTCAGCATGGCCGGCTTGCCAAGCAGGTTCTTGAGGCTAAACGCCTGAAGTTCCTTGGCGGTAAACGCCTGACCGCGCCACTGCTCCAGAAGCTTGCGAAGGCTTGCGCGTTCGCCAAGCGACCGGGTCTGCTCGATGGATACGATCATCGGCTTGGTCACTTTCGTGGTCTTGCCGTTCTCGGTAACCTCGCCCTCGAGAACCTGATCAGGAAGCTCAAAGGTTAGGCGGACCTTGGGGGACCACTTCTCCTCGCCATCCCAATTGGTTTTCTGGTGACCAAGGTCGACCAAGCTGAATAGAATGCCGACCGTGGCTCCCGCCTCCGGTAACTGACGTTCCGAGTTTTTTGATTCTGCGCTGATGGTTAGTGCCATGTTATACTGTCCTTTCTATTGTATTTTGTTTGGGTTTATTGGGGTTGAAGGTATTACAAATCCCTGTGCCACGGTAGTTGCTACAGGATGGGTAGCCACCACGTCAACAACAAAATTGGGTGGCGCGATGTGACGTGCGATCTCGCAAATATCATCGGCTTCGACAATGGCAAGCCATTTCTTCTCTCCGTTGCGGCGGAAGAACACTGCCGGGATCTTGCCCTCCGGCGCATCGCCCTTGGCCTGCACCATCCACTGCTCCGGCTTAATCTGCTGGCAGCGCTTTACTTCGCAGTGAAATGGGAAGTTCGCACAGACCACATCCCCAGAACCGCCCTCGGGATCGCCGGCATACTGTTGCGTCCTGCGAGCCTTCTGCCATCCCTGCTCCCGCAGGTATGAGGCGAACTCCCGCTCGCCGGCCGCCCCCTTACGTCGTGAATTTATTTTTCCCATATGGACTCCATTAATGTTAGGTTGATGTCTCCGTTCTGGTCTGTGTCAAAATTGATATAGGCGTTGGGGTGTTTGGTGGTAAATTTGACCGCCTCCTCGAAAGCCCTGCTTGTTATGGTGATCGACCTTGACTCGTTGTCCAAGCACATGGACATCACGATCATGTTGAGCATGGATATAAGGTCGCTCTTCCGCATCGCGGAAAGGTCGGAAATCTCTTTGCCCTCCATCCCGGGGACTATGCCAGCCGGGGGGCGTTTATGTCAACGACTTTTTTTAAGCCCAGAATCTTCGTCGAAACACTGTAAAAGGCCCGCCCCGGTCATCTTCTTGGCTATATGCGGGTGCTGCCTTAGCCATTCCGCCGCCTGCTCCACCGAGCTACAATGAGCGACCTTGTCCTCGAACAAGCGCCAAGCCTGCTTGGGTGTCAGAGATCGTTTATGATGCGCCATGAGGAGCCGGTCTTTGGGTGGCATTTCTTCGTCTTCGTGCTGCACTCTTTTGTCTTAAAAATCCAATACAAATCAGCGTCGAGCGCGTAGCAGATGATGTAGTCAACATCGCTTTCCGAGTATCGTTTTTTCGCAAAGCACCCCGTGCCGGTGCAGAATCGGTAGAACACCCTGTTGAGCTCGGTGCCTTGCGTTGACTTCACCTGTATGCGAAAGAAGTTCCCGTTCTTCTCGGCCACAAGGTCATACCCCGAGAAATCCTCGACAGGGGTAAGCACGTTGTAGCCGTTGCGGAACAATGCCGCGATGACCTTGGCGACACCGACCGCCCCAATCTGCCTGTTCCCAAGCCTCATTTCTTTTGTTGACTCCATTTCATTTTTTTATATTCTAGCCCTAATGAAAGCAACCTTAATTCTACTGTTAACAACCTCGGCATTATTCGCATGGGACGGCGAGGAGGAGTCCAACCGTCTCCTCGCCGAGACCAAAGCTAAAACCGAGGCGCTCTACGAAAGCCGCAGAAAGTCGGAAGAAATTACAGCGAACTTCACCGGGTCCATGGTCGGCGGGAACGGCGCCACCCTGAGCCGCAATACCGCAATAACAGGAGACGGCCAATATGTTTCCTTTGATGGTAAGGGTTTCGCTACAACTGGAAAATACTACGGGCATAGCAGGAATCAGAATTGGGGTAACGCTGAATACGTTGTTAGGTCGGGCAGCATGTACTACGGGTCATCCTTGGTATGGCAAACTCAGGGGGCATTCTTCAGGCTTAACGATGCCAAGCCGTCCTATGTGGTTACTTCGCCCGGGGTATCCGCTTCTATGCGGAAGCCCTGAACTGCCCGAAGGCAGCATTGCGATTCATAACCCGGTTTTCTAGCCCCGGGTAAAACTTCTCGCGCCTTGCGTCCTTTGCCTTTAGTTGGCGCTCGTAATTCAACTGCTCGAGGCTTACCCTGCGCATAAGGTCAGCGGGGTTTTCCTGTTTCAACTTGTCAAGCGTTACGGGACCAAGCACGCCGTCGTCCTTTAATCCCATTGCCCTCTGGAGAAACTTAACCGATCCCGTCGGACCGCGATTAAAGGCTAGATCCTGAAAGAAAGGCCGGTAGGTTTCTGGCAACTTGGATGTAACCGGCTCAGTATATTTCACGATATAATTAAGCGCATAAGCCTCGCGCTCTTCCGGCGGCAGATCGCGCAAAGTCTTTGCGGCCTCGGGATGATACTTGTCGTTGATCCCGGCCACCTCGTAAGTCCCGCCCATGTCTCCGCTCGGCAGAGGGTAAACGGCTAGATTGCCCTGCTTGTCGCGGCGAGCCTCCCAATTAAGGGTCTTCTTGGCGGCGTCGAAAAGACTGCCGGAGAACACGCCACCACCGGCGTCAGGCATCTTGGGGCCAACAAACGACGGCGAGGATTCGATCGAGCTTCTTATTTGTCTTTGCATAATGTCTCCTTCCAGATCCTTAAACCTTGCAGCAGACCGCATTCTCTCTGCGATGTCAACCTTTTGCTGTGCCTTCTCCCCGCCGGCCCAACTACCACTCGCCATGTCCGAGAAACCAAAATACTTCTTGCCAACCTCATCCCTGATAGCGTCGTTGGTAACCCTTTCGTCAATCTTTTTGGGCAGCCTCGATGACAGTTGTGGGGCGGCCATTATCGTCCCTCCACGTCTCGCCTGACCATCTCCTGTTTAAGTTCTTCCGCGAAGGCGGCCATGTCAGGGTCATCTGTATCGCTCGCAATGGTAGACAGCGCACCGATAACACCTGATGCTCTGGAAATTGGTTTATCGATATTTCCTGCCAACCATTCAACAAATTTAGGATTTGTATAAAGTCTTGCGGCCTGCCTTGCCCCAACAAGAGTACCAATTACACCACTGGCAAAGCCAAACTTGCCTGCTGCTACACCACCCCCAACGGCCATTGCAGAACCAATAGCTCCGCCAGCAGCCGCCGTACCCGGAGGATTGGCGAGAACCTGAGAAGCCTTGTCGATCTTGTCTGCGACAGTCGCAATCTTCTGTAAATCCTGCTGGAACTTGCTGCCAAAGCGACCGAACAGCACCTGCCTAGATGCCTTGTCTAGCTTATTATAATTAGTAAGGAAAGTTCGGCTGCTGAATAATTCGCCGGTTTCGTCTTGCATCCCCGGAGCAACTCGACCCATGCGATTGACGAAGGCGGAAACCACGGCCTTTTGGTCATCCTTCGGAATTGAGCGCAGCATCGCGGTAAGTTTTGTCGGGCCTTCGGCAGCATTGCTAAGGATATTGCGATAAATTTCGTCCGGGTTGTTACGGCTAAGGGTATCCTGAACCATATCCATTCGGTCGTGAAATGCGCGGGTAAAGTTATTTGCCCTATCAAATGCTTGCTTTGTTTTATCGAAGCCAGAAACGGCCGAATCAAAGTCTTCCGAAAGCGCCTTGTATAGCGCCTTAACCTGCGCCCGGGGAAAATCTGGCGTGAGATCAACGTTTGAAAGTTTCTCTCCGGCCCAAGCCCTAAGATCGCGCATGGTCGAAAGAGGTATTTCGCCCAGCTCGTTTTTCCCGCCTGCAATCGCGTCTTGTATCGACATTAACTGCTTATTGCCAAGCTCGGTCCTAAGCTCTGGTGTATCCCTAAATCTTTGAAGCACGTCATCAAGTGCTTGCTGCGTGCGAGTAGGTTGTATGCGCACAAGAGCCGGAGGTATTAGTGAATCTGCCTTATCGTAAAGCGCCTTTTGAGTAGCCCTTGCGCGTGGCACAAAAACCTCCGTGAATCCCTTCTTGGCTCCACGACCAACAATATAAGGCTCTTTAACCCTTGAGATTTGACCGCGAAGTTCTTGCACCCTTTCACCAATTTCCTGTTGTTGCGTGAATGCTTTTTCACGCATTGTAGCGAATGCGCTTGGGAATCTTCCTGCGGTGCTTTCAAGTTGTTGGATGTTTGCGGAACCTGTCATTTGACCAACAGAAGGAGTAGTCCCTGCCGCCCTGAATTCGCCAAGAGTTTTCGCGAGTTCCTCCTGAGACTTGCCGCCCCTAAATAATCTGATCGTTGCGGCCCGAGTAGGCTCTGTTGCACCGGCCAAAGATATCGCCGGAACAAGCGACTTGCTAACGCCAAATTCTGCGGCTTTTCTGCCAACTTCCGCCATGCGTGCGGCCGATCCCGGGGCTAATCCTCCTGCAAGTGTCGCAACCGTCTGCCCAACAGGACCGGCGCCCTGCTCTTCCGCAATCGCTCCTGCGGCTGCTCCCGAAGCAGCCGAAGCGCCCTGAACTACCGGAGAACGGGCAAGCTCCTGACCAACTGCACGAAGAGCGGGGCTTTTAGCTGCTGCTGTAAGCATGCGTCCAGCCTGTACCCCCGGGATGGCTGCGGTCGCACCCTGAATTACCCTTTCCTGCAAGCGCTCTGCGCCAGTTTCAGGCTTAGGCAATCCAATAGCGTTTTTAGCTTCTTCCAGAATATCGTTAACGCTTCTTGCGTTTGGATCTCCGCTAAGAGCCTTGTAAATTTCTGATCCAATGTTTGTGATGAGACCCGCAACTCCACCCGCCTGTGCGCCAGCACCCGGCGCACGCATCGGAAGACCTGCAAGCGCACCGGCCGCCATCCCGACAGTTTCAGGGGTTGCGGCAGCCCTTCCAATCAGGGCCAATTCCCTGCCTACGGTTTGCGCAAAAGAACGATCCTTTTGGCCGTCGATCGGCTCAGATCCGGCCTTGGATTCCCTTAACTTAATCTCTTCTTCGCTTAGTGGTTTAAACGCCATCTTACGGCTCCAGTGTTCCCATTACTCCACCGATATTAACCAAATCACCGTCTTTGTATCCGGCCGCTCTGGCTGCCTCTTCGCTATCAAATGATGGCATTGCAGGCGCACGTCTTGTTTCGCCGGCGGCCTCTGGGGCGGCAAGAGTTATTTTCGGTCCGGCAACGTCGATATCTTCTGGGTCGGAGTATGCGTCAAACACTGGTTGCAGGCTGTTTACATTAAATCCAGCAGCCCTTGCCCTTGTGGTAAAGTCGCGCTTTACAACTCGGCTAAGTTCGATAAGCCTGTCTCTTGAGGCAAAGTTAATAAAGTCGGTCGGGTTGGCAACGGCTGCCTGCAAGAATTCGCGCTCTGCATCGCTCAACTGACCGCCACCGGTAAGAGGAACGCGCAAGCTTGCGACGAGAGGAGTTCTGATCAGATCAGCGCGACGCTGTACGCGCAACAATGCTTGGCCCTGAAGATTGGACGGAAGTTCTCGCTTGATCCTGTCGGCTTCATCTCCAAGCGCAAGCAGGGCGTTGATTTGGCTTACCGAGTTAACCATCCCTGCGGTTCTTTCGCGCATGTCCTTTGCGATTGCCGTGTCTGGCGCGAATCCATCTAGCCCACGAACCTTTAGCGTATTATCAAGCTCGCGCTTGGTTTGGAGGTTAAACCAAGGCTTGATTTCCTTGGCGGCCGCCGCCTTGGCAGAAGCCTCTTCCGGCGTGCGCGAATTCTTAATGTCCGCGTCAAGGTCGCCAAGCAACTTGGTCGTCTCCTGATAACGCCTTTTGGCTACCGAGGTTGTATCGCTTGCCGGAGCGGAGCCGTAGAATTCCCCAAGATTAACCGATCCCTCAAGACCCTCGCGCTGCTTGCGAATTGCCTCAAGCTCGCCGCCAATACGCGCCACACGGGCGCGGGCTAAATCCTGCTGTTCGAGCAACTGTTGCCCGGTTGAGATCGCAAGATCCTCCGGCATGACCGGGCCAGCAGAACCGGCCGGTAACGGAGTTGCAGCAGCCCGAACATTGGCAGCGCGTGTTCCTAGCCTTTCGGCCAGACCGCGCTGCGATGCCAAATCCTGCTCAACTTCCAAAGACCTTTGCGCAAGCTCGCCTGCGCGTTGGATTTGATACTCGGGGTCTTTGCGACGCGCCTCCATAAGATTAAGCGCAGCCTGCTCCCTTTCGAGCATGTCTTTTTCTAGCTCTGCCTGCTTCCTAGCCTTATACGCGTCGCTCTCGTAGAGCGTAATGGGTCCGTATGAGATTCTGTCGGCCATGATATTAGGACATCTTGAACGGCGTCAGCATGCTACCAATACCAGAAGCAACCTGCCCGAAGGCTTGGAACGGACTTGTGTAGGTGCTGGCAATCGCACCGACCTGAGATCCATACATGCTCGCTTGCGCATTCTGCATCGTGTTATAGATGCTGGCCGCATTGCCAGCAAGCTGAACCGGAATCTCAGGGCTTGCGGTCTGATAGAACGGAACCTGATTGGCCTGCACGTTGAACTGCCCGGGTTGGGCCACGTTTGCGTTGATATAGTTCTGGAACTGCGCCTGTTGTTGGCCGATGCGCTGCTGGGCGAGGTTTGCCAAGCTTGGGCCACCCGCCAAGAAGCCGGAAGCAGCGCCAAGACGTTCGCGGGTGAGAGCATCGCGGAAGGCAAGATCGCGTTGCAAAGCGCCTCCGGTCGTTTCGCCGGAAGCTAAGAACTGCTGCGCCGCCCCGTAACGCGCAAGCTTGCGTTGTTCCCCGGCGGCACCCAACTGCGCCGCTTCCTGCACTGCCGGTCCAAGGCCGAAGATGTTGCCACGGGCGGTCTGGGCGGCACGCACGGCCTGTTCGTATCCACGCCTTTCCTCGGCTCCCAAGGTCGAGCCAAGGCGAAGCTGGTTAAGTGCTTCCTGCTCGATAGTGTTGCGTAGTTGCTCGGTCTGCGGAGTCGTCGTCGCAGGCAACTCTTCCGTCGCAAGCTGACGATAGCGTTGTCCGAGACCAACTGCGGTCTTGTAGGATTCTGGGTCGATTTGCCTGAGTTGTTCGCCAGCGCGCTCTTCGGGCAGCTTGACAAATTCGCGGAAGGACGTGATTTCTTTCAGGCCATCTTCGCTATCAGCGGTGATAGGCTTGTAATTCTTTACCTGCTCGCTCGCCTTGGTAACCGCACCCTGCACGCTGGCAAGGTCTGATTTTAACTGGTCGATGGAAACCTTGGCGGACGTACGTCGAGGATCGCCTGACGGCAAACCAGCCAGCAATTCTTCTGAGGCCGCAAGCCGACTTTGAATGCCGGCGATCTGGGCGGTTCCGTCTTCGACAATGCGGTTCAGCCGGCCGAGGCGGGTAGAATTGTAGTCGTCCAAAATCTGTTGGTCGGAGACTTGGAAGTTAAGTTTCGTTCCAAGATCGGAAGCGCCGTAGTTCCTGCCAGAGCTAAGTTGAGTAAGTGCTTGGTTCAAGTCTGTTCCTCCACCGCGACGCACCCCTCCGGTAAGGCCAGCGATTTGGTCTGCAAGTGTATTATACTGCCCCTCTCGGTTTGCGAGATCCGCCAGCTGTTGTTCGTAAGTTTCCCTTAATTTTGCACTCTGCTGGTTTTGTTGTTTTGATGCAGCATTCTGTGCCTCTAAAAGCGTCTTAAATACATTATCGCCCTTAACGGCTTTTTTGTATGCATTTACGGAAGGAGTTGATGCCGCATAGCCAAGAGTATAATTTCTTGACCCTCCGTTTCGCTCTGGAGGGGTTATAGTCTCAACCGTTCCATCGTCGTTTAATTTATATCTTACAAGAGAGTTCATGGCGTTTATCTCTCGCTCTCTTGGCGTGGGACCGTATTTGCCTATCGCTGCCATACTAAATCTCGCCCTTCTTGTATTTTTCCGTGGTAATCTTCTTCGCCGCCTCGTTCCTTGCGATCACATCTTCAATATTCGTGCTGAACGCAGGCGCTCCGATGGCAGGAGTAATTCCCGGTGTGTAGCTCGCGGCAGGAACCCCTCCACCGCCCATCATAACCTGCGGTTCGACGCTTCCGTACGGAGTAGATCCATAGAGACGCTCGAACTGGCGGGTGTACTGATCGCCAAGCGCACGGTTCAGTGCAAAAGCCTGCGGGCTATATTCGTACTGCCGGCGAAGTGATTCAAGCGTACGCTGCGGTCCGTACTGGCGCTCGATTTGTAAGCCAGCCTGCACCTGAGCCAACTGGTCGGATGCCTGCAATTGACGCTCTAGCTGGCGTTGCTCGGGCTGGTACTTGATCCGAAGCGCATTTTCCAAGGCAGCGATGTCCGGCGCCTTTTCAATGTAGGTTTCGAGCGAGGAACGATAAAATAGCGCATTAGCCTGCGCCGACTTCATGGGGTCGGGAGGGGGAGGAGGCGCCGGGATGGATGGTCCGCCGCCCATTAGCTTAGTGCCTTTCGCATAAAATTGTAGTAGTCGTACTCCTTGTATGTACCGTTGCGCTTAAAGGTGATCCTCCTGCGCGGACCGAATCTATCCCAAAGTATACTCAGCAGGCATTTGAGAGCCTTGCGGCTCAGGGGGTTAGTTTTACCATCAATTGAGCATACGGTCAAGTCAACGAATACACTCTCTCCCGCTTCGTCATGTTCATAAGGCTCAGGGGCTTCCATGCCCTTAATGCACCTAGCAATGGCTACCCCAGCCACCTCATCCCCATCCTTGGCTACACCTACCAAACCACGCTCGGAATGCCAGTTAAACCACTCCCTAAAGTTGGGCCACATTGACTCCGGCACGCCGGAAGCCTCGATAAACTCTACCGCCGTCATGAAATGTTCTTCTGAACCTCTATAGTGTCTGGGTTGGCCGCAGCCGTGATTTGGCGGATGGCGAGTTTATTTGCCGCGCTTGTAATCTTGATATTCAGAAGGCGCCATTTTTGGTATGCCCTGAGATCGCTGGCAATCCTCTTCTTTACCGAAGATGGCAACACTGCCGGCAACTGGAACTCAAGCGTTAAGGCCGCGCTGGATGGGTTTAGATTTGGCTGAACATCAATATCGCCAACGTCTATATCCCGTTGAATGGAGATGGTCGTGTCGGTAGAAAATGAGTCGTCAAAAACCACCTCAAAGTGACTGCCGTGTTTCTCTGCAAACGGATCGCCAAAGTCGAAATCCTTCGTGCGGACATAGGACTGATAGCTGACTCCTGCATCCTGATAATCTGCGGAGGTGACTTGTGAAGGATTTTTATGACCGTTATATCTTAAAATCACACCATTTGTTGCCTTGCCTAAGGCACGCACGCCCTCGCCGTCAAAGTTGCTCAGGGTAAACTGCATAACCTGCGGCGACCAAGTACCTTCGAAAGCGTTTAGAACCGTATTGTACACCAAAAGCGTATCGTTGTAGTCGTTGGCCTCGGTTGGAATAGCTAGGAAGTAGCGGTTGTCATAGAACAGGGCGGACGCAATCCCAATCTCCGCCGTGTTGATTGACTGAATGACATCCTTGACCACCTCGGAAATTGGCAAGCCAACCGAGGTGAAGTCGTCGGCAGCAGACCTTACCAGCGATCTAATTCCATCATCGGCAAGGAAAAAGATGTCGGAACTAACCTGTACGGCTGTCTGCTCGGCAACGCATCCAACATTGTTTGAGATAAGCTCAACCGTCCAATCCGCCCCGGATGTAGCATCCGGCGGGATTGTGACCTGAAAGATTCGGCGTTTCTTGAAAACAATGATTCGATTCTGGTAGTACTGGACAATGGCCGTGATTTCATCGCCATCGTCAGCGTTTACAATGATTGAGTTTGACGCATCCCAAATGGAGGCATCCAAAATATCGGAAGCGTAAAGCGTGTTTCTGTATGCGCCAGAACCAACCGCAAACAGGCGGTTGCCGGTATTAATAAGCAAACGCAAGTTTTGAGGTGGCGGACTAACCGTTGCCGTTGCCGTTGCCCCGGAGCCATCGCCCACGATTGTCACCGTGGGTGTTGCCGAGTACCCAGACCCACCGTCAACCACAACCACGCCGGTAACGGCTCCTCCGGCCACCGTGGTTGTCAGCGTTGGCAAAGATCCACCCCAGCTTGGCCCGGTCACAATGGCGGTTGCGCTTGTGTAGTTCGATCCTCCGGTCGTAACCGTAATCGCCCTTACTTTGCCACCCTGCCTCTGGGCAATCTGACCATCCCAATAGAACAGGTCGCCGTTGGCGTCGGCCATATACATCTTGTCATTGAACTGCGCCATCGAAATCTTAACGTCAATGTCTTCAGAAAACCCGTCCGCCCAAAATTGCACTTCGCTTCCAAAGGTGCGGTTGACCTGACTCCAAGTTTCGTCCGGCGGGTGCAGGTCGGCGTTGCCGTTGGAGTCAATCGTGTAAAGCCTGCCCTGCGTGATTGTGACAACCTGTTCGTACTGCGCCGTGTCAAAGAAGCGAAAGCCTCCAATTGAGCCAAGCTCGCTTGTGGCCGTGGAGCAAAACGCCTCTGCGCCCAAACGAGTTTCAAGACTACCCTTGGGCGACAGGGTCATGTTGTACATCTCCTGCACCTGATTGGCAGCAAGCAGGTCTGATTGCAGACCGCTGGCTTGACCACCCGCAAAACTGCGGATGCCGTCAAACGCCAATAGGTCGTCGAGGTTGTCCGAGTAGTATGGCATTAGGAGGACGAGATTTCCTCGATGGAAAGATCGCCCAAGCTTGACGGCGTTATCTGTTTGATCCCGCCAACCTGCGAAAGCTCGTAGTTAGCCATCGCCGCAAGATCGGCGTTGGCAGTCTGCACAACGGTCTGGGCCTTGGCATACTGGCGCTCACGCTCCAGCGCGTCCGCATGGGTCAGGGAAAGAACGACCTGATGAACGTGCGGCAGGCGAAGCTCGTCGTCAAGCGCCTGAGTGGTCGGCGGAAAATCCACGACAATGTTTGTGCGGGTTAGGCATTTCAGCTTCTCCACCACGCGCAGGCTTATCGTCCCAGCAGTTTCCAATCGCGGATACAGATCAAGCTGTGCAATTCCGCTAGTATTTCTACCAGTAAAGTGATACAGCACCGGAGTACCCGTGCGGGTGTCTTCGAGCAGATCAGCGTCTTGACTGATGATGGTGGCAAGGTCGATGGGTTCAACTTCGGATTGGTCATAGGA